TGTGTTAATTCTGTTTGTGCAGTTGCTTGTGCTGTAACTGCTTCTGTTTTTGCAACTACGGCTTCAGATATTGCTGTCTGGGCCTCTGTTATTTGTGTTGTTATATTATTTATAGCGGTAGTTGCAGTAGTTACTGTAGCCTTTGCATCTTGAACTACCTGAGAACTTTGATCTATTGGAGTAGCAGATAGATCAACATTACTAATAGTATTAATAGCGGTTTGAACATTATTTATTTCTGTATTAGCCAAAGATATTTTTGATGTTATTTCTGCCGTTACAGATTGGGCTTGGGAATATTCGGTTTGTGCTTGTGTTACTTCTACCAAGGCATTGTTTGTGGCTGTAATAGCCTGCTGGACCTCTGTTGTAGCAGTAGAAAGAGCAGAGTTAACTGCCTGTTGAGCAGGACTTACAACAACTTGTTCTTGATTTTCTGTAGCCCCAGCATGATCTGGTGCCATTATTCCAAAAATTGTGACACATAAACCTACCCCAAAGGCTATTATAAGTTTACGTTTAAGTTTTCTCAATTAGGGGCTGACTCCGATATGTAATTATATAAGCAATTATACCATTTTTATATTAAATTACACAACAAAAGTGCATAAAAAAAGAGGGTAGAAGTTAATCTACCCCCTAATTTTATTAAGAAATTACTTCCTTGAAAGAATTAACTTCTGTAGTGCTGCAATTTGCTTGTTAATTGTTGCAATAAGCGCAACGATTGACTTTAAGATTTCAGCATTAGATACTGCACCGTCAGCAATTGTGTATGCTACTGTCTTTGCAGAATCAGTTGCCACATATGCAGGAAGATCAACAACCATATTAAATGATCCAGTTGTATTTCCTACAGTGAACTTAATTACTTTTGTACCAGCAGTATCAAATGTATCTGCTGAAGTTGGAGCAGTAATTGGTGTTAATTGTCCACCAGAAATTGCTACACCAGCCCCAAGAGTTGCTCCACCATGAACCTTAGCACCATTAATATCTGTTGCTGAGATTGTAAGTGTTGCAATTTCTCCTGGCTTATAAGGTGTTGTCTTATCAAGAGTTGCTGTGTATTTATTTACACCGCCAGCACATGCTGCTACGAAATCATTTGAGTAGATTGTTGTAGCATCTGAACGAGTATGTGCAATACGAACAGTTGCTGAACCTGAAGTTGAAGCACATGTCCATCCACCTGTTTGTACTGCAGTTGCAGATGAAGCGCCACCTACAGAAACAGCAGTAACTTGAGAAGTATACTTTGTGGTATCAGCAGTTGGAGTAACTCCAGCCAATTGATTACCAGCAGCATCCTTAACTACAAAGTCATAGGTTCCTGTACGTGCTCCACCAGATTGTGCAATATCAACACCAGAGACCACGATAGACTCTGCACGACCTGTAAATGTAATGGTTTTAGTTGCAAGAACTGTACCATTAAATGTAATTGTAACTGTTGTGGTTACTGGCTTATTTTCATTTGCAGTTCCTTGAACTACATATAAAACTCCAGCAACACCAGTTTTGGCTGCTGCATTTACCTGTGTGGTTGGGGCAGCATCAAATGCTACCACTGCACCATTAGTTGCGGTTGCCTGAATTACACCATTAGTTGATAATTGTGCTGCATAAGCATCCATTGCACGAATATTAATATATCCTGTATTGCCATTAGTAACAGTTGTTGAACCAGCAACATCTGCACTTGATGTTAAAGTTCCTTGTGTTGATGTATCTTGTACACGAACATAAGAATCTGCTACAGACAATATATTTGTTTTTGCAGTTGTTCCTGCATAAATTGTTTTAATATCAACTGTAGAAGTGGTTGATCCAACCTTCTTCTTTTGAGTTACAGTTACAGTGCCTGCACCATTTACAGTTAACTTAACATTTGTTGGTAAGTTTACTGCTGTTGATGTAGTTGCTGTAAATGTAAATAGTTTACCTAAACTGGTAAGTGTAACCCCTGTAGGGTTTGATCCTGCTGCTGTGTAATCAGTAAATGATGCAGGACCAGCAATTTCTAACGTAACGTTATCATCTGCTGTTGAAGCCAAAGCCTCGCTTGTAGTTAATACAACAACTGCATTAACTCCAGCCTCAGCCTTAGTTGTGTCTGCTAATACTGTTACACCACGAGCACCTGCAGCCAACGAATCTGATAATACGTATCCGTTAGTTACTGCTGCTTGAGCCTGTGGAATTGCAACAAAGAATGTGCTTGCCACTGCTGCAGCGGTAACAAGTGCGATCCTCTTAAATGAATTCATTTTTCTCCTTGTTTGTTTATATTATGTTTAATCTATCAAGAAAATCTCTAACATCGTCAGGCATTTTCCTGTTGTCTAATTCTACCATAGCCTTCTGCTTCTCTGCAAGTCGTGTAGAGGTAGACCAAGTATGAATCTCAATCTCATGGTTAGAATCTTTTTGTGTATGTGATATTGCTCCAAAAACAGCGCCACATACAGCATCTGCTAAGTCCTTAGATTTTTTACGTGGATGGTCAACTCTAGTATTTTTCATAATCTTAAGTTCTGACATTTCTTCCAGCAATAAAGGAATCATTGGTATTGCAACTCTTTCTTCATATATCATCATTGCTAAATCTTCATAGTGTTTTTTAGCAACAGAAACGGTATCAGTTTTTATTCCTACTGCCTTTAACTCTTGTTGAATATCAAAAGATTGCCAGCGGTCAAATGAAACCATCCCTATGTTAAATCCTTGCCTACGTAGATTAATAATCCACTGCTTTACTTCTGATAAATTAACAGGGCCTTCTGCTTTTGGCTCCCACCAAGCAACTGCATCAACAACAACCATTGGGGCCACCTGTTCATAATCTTTAATAACTTGAATGTTTACCCATTTATCTACGTGAGCAATTGCAACCGCACACTTGTCATGTTTTTGAGCAAGGTCAGCATGAATATAATAAACTTTATCTGGATCAGGTTTAAATGATTCATCAAACCTTCTAAAGTTATCAACTGGATTTCTTAATGTCATACATTTTTCTAATTTATCTTTTTGTTTAAAAAATGCGTCAGATGCAAATGTTGGCATACATGCAAAACGCATCATTGCATCACCAAGGTCTGTATAGAATGCTAATTTAAAATCATTTATTTTTCTTGTAGGATTTACTTCCCATGTTGGTTTTTTAAGTGCTAAGACTTTTGGAACTTTATAAGAAATAATTGTATCTTCTTCCCAACTAATTTCAAATTGATTTCCTGGATCGTCATGCGGTAAATCTTCATTCATTATAAAGGTATATTTTTTTTCAATAGTTTCTTTTTCTGCAATAACATCTTCATATCTTTTTGAAATAAAGTCACCCTGATAGCGAGGGAATGAAAGAAGAACAACCTTACCTAAATCTGGAAAACGAGAATCTACGGTACCACGAAATGCTTTATAAATATTTTCTGCAGTTTTACCTTGTTCATTACCAGTTCCGACTTCAGATGCAAAACCAGAAATTTCATCAAGCACTGCAAGCAACAAGTTCAAACCCTCATGTGATTCTCTTTCTGAGTGACCAGAATAAACCGTTACTGCTTTATCAAATTCAATTGAGTCTACCTTTGCATTATATTTTCCTGCAAACCATGGTGATTTTTCTATTTTAGTTTTAAAACCTTTAAAGAATACGTTCTTGGCTTGTTGTGCGTTAATGGCTACGTTGATAATATCAATTGCATCCCCGCTTGGTTTTCCATAGTATCTAGCAGGATCTTTAAGGCATAATAATTTATACACGATATACGCACAGGCTACTGTTGATACAAAGTCTTTTCCAGATCCCTTGCCTAGTTGCAAAATAATTTCATTTTTAGTATACTTATCAAAGTATTGAGCACCAACAACAGAACCAAATATTTCTTGTAGTTCTTCTTTACGATAAACTTGGCTCATTGCCTCTACAATTTCATATTGAATTGGAGACAGTGGTGGTTGTCCAAGATAGTCAGCAGACTCAACAAAAGTTTTTGCATCTACTGGAATTTCATCAAATTGATTTTCTTTTAAAACTTCTAGAAAATCATTAAACATCGTGGACAATTGTAATCACTTCTCCCTCTTTGGCAATCTGAGAAAGACGTTGCATAATTAAATCACGAACCTCTGGATGAGTTGAGGCAATCTCTCTTAATATTTCAACAAGAACTTCTTGTCGTCTTTCAATTTCAACCATTTCTTCTGCAAGTTCTTTGTTTTCTAACAATCCAGCCTTTTGCAACATTTCAATTCTAGACTTCTCAATATCCATAACTAATTTAATTGCTTGAGTTTTTGCACTAAGATTATTTGTCATTGAGGCTT